ACTGCTATGGGTGCAGCAGAAGCAGGGCAGTATGTTTACGATCTAGAGCTAAACTCTGGTTCAACTGTTACAAGACTTATTCAGGGAACTTTCCAAATCCAAGCTGAGGTCACTCGGTAATGTCAGCCTCTGTCCTAGAGATTACTGAAACAAACACACTTGTTTCGGTTCAAAATTCGGTTGTAAATGTTGGTGTAACTGAAACCAACACAACCGTTACTTTAGGCAACTCTGGCCCACAGGGTATTCAAGGTATTCAGGGAGCAGTTGGCCCCGCAAACACACTCAGCATTGGCACGGTTACCGCAAGTGAACCAGGCGGGACTGCATCAGCAACACTTACTGGCACTGCACCTAATCAAACTTTGAGTTTAGTTATTCCAAGAGGATTGCAAGGAACGCAGGGAATACAAGGTCTTACTGGAGCAACAGGTGCCACTGGTGCAACTGGCCCACAAGGCCCAAAGGGCGACACTGGCGACCAAGGCCCACAAGGAATCCAAGGTGCAACTGGCCCACAGGGTGCTAAAGGCGACAAGGGTGATAAGGGCGACACTGGTAACACTGGCCTAACTGGGGCAACCGGAGCAACAGGTGCAACTGGGCCACAGGGCCCACAAGGGGAAACAGGCCCACAAGGAGCAACTGGCCTACAGGGTGCAACAGGAGCCCAAGGCCCTAAAGGGGACACTGGCGATCAGGGGCCTCAAGGTATTCAGGGTTTGACTGGAGCTACGGGAGCTACTGGCCCAACTGGTGCTACGGGGCCTCAAGGCCCAACAGGTGCTACAGGTGCTACAGGCCCCCAAGGGCCCGCTGGTGTAGTCGCTGCTACTTCTCCGATAACTTACAACTCGGGAACTCAAACTGTCGGTATTGATGTCAACGCCGCAGGTATAACTATCAATGGAACAGCCGTAGCACTAGGTGGAACGGTTACCATACAAGCGAGGTTGGGATAATGCCGTATTACATAACTGATAAATCTTCAGAATGCTCAAGTTGGGCAGTAGTCAAAGAAGATGGCGAAGTCATGGCTTGCCACAACACCAAGGCTGAGGCTCAAGCCCAGATGGTAGCTATCTCATTGTCAGAGGGCATTGAGCCAGGTGGCGAAAGAGACATTCGTGCATTACCAGGCGATCTCAAAGTCGGTGACTATGATGTGTATGTTGCCCACAAGTTCTCCACACTTACAAAGATTGCTCCACTTCCTGAACCCAGTGATGAACCAGAAGATGAAGAAGAAGATGACGATATGGAAGAAAACTCCATGTCTGAAGCAGAATACCGAGAAGTAAACCTAGAGCCCCCAGCCTACATGCGAGCAGCTGCTCGTAGAGGTCTCAAATACTACGAAGAGGGGTATGGCGGAGATGGCTTGGTTGAAAGAACAATCCGTGAGGCGAGAGCGATGGCAGCTGGCAATGTCACTGCTGATAAATGGGTTAGGATTCGGGCTTGGATTGCTCGTCACCTTCCTGATTTGGACAGTCCCGCCGCACGACCTGATTCGCCTGATTATCCTAGCCCTGGTGTAGTTGCACATTTGCTTTGGGGCTCAGGCCCATCAAAGCGAGCAGCACAACGAGCACTTACTTATGCAGAAGGTGTCGTTGCTAGAATTGAAGAAGAAAATGAAGGCCGAGCGAAAGGCGAAGCATTGTCAAAGATAGAAACACGCAGAACTCCAACCTCTATTGAGGTTCGTGAAGAAGGCGATGGCATGAGATTCAGTGGCTACGCTGCTGTATTCAACTCTGCCAGTGAGCCTCTGCCTTTCATCGAGAGAATCGCACCAGGTGCATTCCGCAAATCCCTAAGAGCCCGCAATGACATCAAGTTCCTCTGGAATCACGATGCTGGCGAGGTTCTGGGTTCAACTCGTGCTGGAACTCTTATGCTTACAGAAGATGAAAAAGGTTTGAGGGTTGATGGTCTACTACCGAACACTTCTCGTGGTCGTGATGTTGCTGAGTTGCTACGCCGTGGAGATGTTGACGCAATGAGCTTCGGCTTTAGCGTTCCTGCTGGAGGAGATTCATGGTCAGAGGATGGCTCAGAGAGAACCTTGAATTCGGTTCGTCTCTTCGAGGTCTCCTTGGTTAGCTGGCCCGCATATACTGCTACGGCTGGCACTGTTGCCGTTCGTGGCCTAGACAAGATTGCTAAGCGAGCTGACATTGATGCTGATGCTCTAGCTGATGCTGTCTACAAGCTCGAGGAAGGCGAAACAATTCGGTTGGACAGGCTATGCTGGCACTGAAGAAGAAGAAGCTCGAACTACTACTGAATGGAATCTAAGATGCCAAGCAAAGAAGAAATCAAAAAGGCTCTCCTAGCTGCCGCTGGAAACCCTGAATCAGGTGCAATCGTTTCGGTTGTAGATGACATGGCTAAGGCAGTAGAGAAGCTTCTGAAGCCAGAAGAAACTGTTGAAGTTGCTTTTGACAAGACCAATAGAGAAACACGGGTCACCGCACCTATCGAAAAGCGGTAAGCACTAGCCTCCTGTTTTCTTGGTTCAGGGGGCTTTGCTATGTCTAGCGTGTCCTACCTCCTGTAAACTTTTACTATCGGATGTGAGTTAGCTCTGCCGTGTTCAGTTGAGCGTCAACGCCACTGGTAAATCATTAGTAAGAGAAATAAAGGAGACTAAATGTCTGAGTTTGTAAAGGCTCAGCACGAGCTCCGTGCCAACCTCACTGAGCAGATTCGTGATGTAATCGAAGGTGCTGAGAAGGAAGGCCGTGGGCTTGACGCTGCTGAACTTGAGAAAATTGACCGCATTGAGGCCGACATCCGCAAGGCTGACGAGACTATTGCTGTCGCAAAGCGTAACGAGGAACGCCGCCTAGAGGCTTCCGTTGCTGCTAAGGGATTCGTTCCTTCTGTAAATGAAGAGCGTTCAACCGCTGACATCTTCCGTGCCATGGCCCGTGGAGAAGAGCGTGGTTGGGAGTTCCGTGCACCACTAACCCCAACGACCAACACTGTTCCAAAGTCGTTCTACGACCAGGTATTCGATGTTGCTCGCCTTGTAGGCCCAATGCTAGAGGTTCCAGAGGTTATCAACACCACTTCAGGTGAAGATCTAACCATCCCAACCCTAACTGCCTACAGCACCGCTACCCTAACCTCCGCAGGTGGAACTGTTGCAGCTTCCGAGCCAACATACAGCTCAATCACTCTCGGAGCCTTCAAGTATGGCTTCATCATCCAGGCAGCCAACGAGTTGGTAGCCGATGCTGGATTCGACCTAGCTTCTCACCTTGCTAACCAGGCTGGTAACGGCATTGGTTACGGTGTGAACAATGTTCTAACCGTAGGTGACGGATCAAGCAAGCCTTTGGGTATTGTTCCTGCTGCTGGTTCTGGTATCACTGGTGGAACTGCCGTAACAGGCCAGTTCACCGCTGACAACCTGATTGACCTTGCTTACTCGGTTGACGGTGCAGTTCGCCGCATGCCAGGTGCAGCATTCATGGCAAACGGTGCAACCATCGGAAAGATGCGTAAGCTGAAGGACACTGCCGGCAACTACCTCTACCAGGTAGGCGTTGGATACCCTGACACCTTCGCTGGCTTCCGTGTAATTGAGAACCCACACATGGCGGACACTGGCCTTTCGGCAAAGTCTGTATTGTTCGGTGACCTCTCGTCATACAAGGTTCGTGTAGCAGGTGGAATCCAGGTTGCTTCTAGCCAGGACTTCGCATTCAACACCGATCTGACCACATGGAGATTCTTGATTCGCCTTGACGGTGACATCACTCACAGCTCCCATGTCAAATACTTCATCGGAAACGCTGCTTAGTTTCTGACGAAATAAGCGAGACCCACCCAAGTTGTAGGTTGCTTGGGTGGGTTTCTTTTTATACACTGTGACTATGGCAACCTACGACCTACTAAAAGCTGCTATCGCATTCGGTAGCAATTCACCAGGAACACCTACCGGTTACGGACAGCAAGGCAAGCAACTAATCACCCGAATGCTCAGGCATGGGATGAAAGTAGCTGCTCTCAGTAACTACGGATTAGAAGGTCAGCAAACAGAGCTGACATTCGGTAAAGAAAAAATCCCACACTACCCAAAGGGTCTGACACTTTATTCTGCGGATGTCTACCCAATTTGGGCAGCAGACTTTCACACTAAGCACCCTGACTATAAGCCCTATCTGATGACCCTCTACGATGTTTGGGTTTACAACCAGATGGACTATAAAGGCGAAATAATTTCATGGGTGCCCATGGATCATCTAACTATCACGCCAGGCGTAAGAGAGTTTCTAACTAAGCCAAATGTAACTCCAGTAACCATGGCTCCGCACGGTCAAGAGATTATGGAAGCACTTGGTCTGGAATCTACTTACATTCCACACGGCATAGACACAAATGTCTATAAACCAACCCATGAGATTGCTGGCAAGAACATCAGGGAGTTTATGGGTATCCCCGAGGATGCCTTCCTAGTTGGCATAGTGGCAGCTAACAAAGCTAACGGTCAGATTCACCGCAAGGCTTATGCAGAAAACCTACTTGCTTTTGCCATGCACCTCAAGTCACATCCAGACAGTTTGCTTTACATCCACACCGAACCAGGCAGGGGCTACGGTGGATTTGACATCGCTGTTTTACTAAAAGCCATGGGCATTCCTAGGGAGAATGTGCTGATGCCAGATCCATTCTTACTGAGAGCTGGATACCCAGAAGAACACATGGCTGGCTTCTACACTGCAATGAATGTGTTGCTTAGCACTTCTTACGGAGAAGGTTTCGGTATTCCGACAATCGAGGCACAAGCCTGTGGCACAAGAGTTATCACAAGCAACTACGCTGCCTCTAAAGACCTAGCTTCGGAAGATAGCTGGAAGATTGATGGTCAGCCATTCTGGGATGAGGCACAAGGAAGCTTCTTCCAGATACCTTCGGTCAATAGCATTGTCAGAGCTTTGAATGAAGCATACGAAGCAGACCGTGCTAAAAGCGAAAAGGCGATTGCCTTTGCTAAGCAATTTGATGCTGACAAAGTGTGGAACGAGAACTGGGTTCCATTCTTCAAGAAGCTGTTGAAGTGAAGATAACTGCCCTAGCTCCATTCCCGTTTGTAGGAGCTCAATTTGGTGGCGGGGAAAGAATCTACAACTTACTTAGCCGTGTGGAAAACGAAATAGATGTTTTGATTCCAACATTCGGTGAACCGCAACGCATGAGGCATAACAACCTAACGCTTACAGCATTGCCGTTGCCTCACTATGTGCGTCACAAGGAATGGGATTTAGCAGTTATAGAAGGCACTCCTGAGACTTTCAAATCAGTCCTAGGAATCATTGAGCCTGACCTAATTATTCTTGAGCATCCTTGGCAAGTAGAGGCAATCCAAACTCAAAGATTCGTTTATGATGCACACAATAACGAAACAAGAATCAAACAACTTATCGGTGGCCCAGAAATACAAGAAGCTACTGCAAGGGTAGAAAAGATTGCTTTACAAGCAGACCATGTAACCTATTGCTCTGCTGAAGATGAGATTCAGTCTGATAGTCCTATGACTTTGATACCAAATGGTGTCAATCTGCCACCAGAGGTAAACACAAAAGGATTCGGTTCAGACATTCTTCTCTTTGTCGGTAGCGGTCACCCGCCAAACATAGGTGCGGCTATGGCCCTTGCAAGTATTGCCGAGTTCTTGCCCGATTACCAGATAGTTATTGCTGGGCAGTGCAGTCAATTCATTCGTAGCAATCAGCCAAATGTCAAACTGTTGGGGCATGTAGAGCCATCAACCCTACATCAGCTATTCCTATCAGCTCATGCATTTATAAACCTCATGGGGGCAGGATCGGGCACTTCGCTGAAAGTTATCAAGGCAATTAGTTATGGGCTACCAGTTATTAGCACCATAGTTGGAGCTAGGGGCTACAGCACGGGCTGTTTGATAGCTAGAACGCCACAGGAAGTCACAGAATGGCTAGATAAGCTAAAGACACCACTTCAATACAAAAGTGTCTCAGAATCGAACCTAGAGCTTGCCAAGGGGTATTCTTGGGATGTTATTGGCAAGCGATTCAACGAAGTGATTATGTCCGTATGATTCCAGTTATTGGATTTGCCACGATTACTAGGTTCGATCTTGCCGAGAGACTAATCAAAAGTATCAATTACCCAGTAGAGCATTTAGTTGTAATAAACAATTCAGGTAAACAAACTTGGCGACCAGAGCAACCAGAAACCGTGCAGAATCTCTGGCATATTGAAGTGCCTTATGGTCTAGGTTTAGTCGGTGCTTGGAATTTGGTCATAAAGTCAACTCCCTACGCTCCATACTGGGTTTTAGTCAATGATGATGCTTGGTTTAATCCTGATGCCCTAGAAACAATAGAACGAGAAGTAGATACCGAAGCCCTGAACTTTGCACATGTTGATCAAACACCGTGGGCAGCACCTATCTTTGGTGAAGGATGTATAAGGCGAGCTGGTCTTTATGACGAGGCTTTTTATCCTGTCTACTTTGACGACAATGATTACGAACGCAGAATTAGAAATGCTGGGATAGAGGTAAAACAACTTTCAGCCCGCATCCATCACGACCCCATGAGAACAAGACAAGACTTTTTACAGCAAAATCAAAGAACATGGGCCGCCAATGAAAAGCGTTATCACGAAAAGATTAGAGATAACGATTATTCGGTTCACGGATGGAGCCTAGAGACAAGGAGAGCAAACAGATGGGACTAAGGATTTATACAGGTGGAACATTTGACCTTTTTCACGCTGGACATGCCAGATTTCTTCAAACCTGCTCAAAGCTGGGCAGTGTAGTTGTTTCGCTAAATACAGATGAATTTATAGCTGACTATAAAGGCAAGCCTCCAGTAATGACCTACCAAGAGAGGCTAGAAGTTTTAGCATCTTGTAGGTATGTAGATAGGGTTATTCCCAATAGTGCTGGAGCTGATTCAAAACCTTCAATCCTACAAATCATGCCCGATATTATTGCGATTGGATCAGACTGGGCTCGCAAAGACTATTACGGACAGATGCAATTTGACCAAGACTGGCTTGATGATAACGGTATTTCTTTGCTTTACATTCCTTACACGGCTGGGGTTAGTTCTACAGATGTCAAGCGGAGAATCAGGGTAAACTAAAAGCATGGCACTCACCAACGCATACTGCACTCTGCAAGAAGTCAAAGACGCACTCAGAATCACAGATTCGGTTGACGACACAATTCTGGAGCTGAGCATTGAAACGGCTTCTCGCCAGATTGATGACATCTGCGAAAGGCAGTTCTATCAGACCGTTGGTGCGACCAGAATCTTTGCCCCCAGAGACAGTTTCGTGTGCGAAATTGATGATTTGGTCAGTCTTACCAGTCTAAAAACCTCCACCGCTGCTGATGGAGTATTTGATGTGACTTGGGCAGCTAAGGACTACCAACTAGAGCCACTGAACAGTCTTGCTGGGGGCATTCCCTCTCCTGCTACACAAATCAGAGCTATTGACGACTATTGGTTCCCGCTAGCAATGGAAGAGGCAACCGTGCAGGTTGTTGGAACATTCGGTTGGAGCTCAGTCCCACGAGCAATCAAGATGGCAACAATTCTTTTGTCCATGAGGCTTTACAAGCGTATGGATTCACCACTTGGTGTTGCTGGCGTAGGAGAACTGGGCGTTATCCGTGTTAGCCGTATTGACCCAGACATCGAAGCCTTGATTATGCCATTCAAGAAGATGAGGATGGCTTAGTGAGCATCAGTGACATCAGAGACGGCTTAGCAACTAATCTAGCTACCATCCCTGGGCTGAGAACAGCATCTGAGCTAATTGACAATCCAAGTCCTCCGGTGGCTTTAGTTGGCTTGGAATCAGTTGAATACGATCAGGCTTATCAAAGCGGTCTAAACCTTTACACATTCAACATCACAGTAATAGTTGGTCGTGCAGCAGAACGCACGATGCAAAGAAAGCTTGATTCATACATGTTTCCAACAGGCGAGCAGTCTGTCAAGGTTGCGGTAGAATCAGACAGGACACTATCGGGCTTGGTTCAAGACCTTCGGGTTGTGAGCTCAGGTTCGGTTGGGTCTATAACCATAAACGACCAAACCTACTTGGCGGCTGAATTCACAGTCACCGTCTATGCATAAAAGGAGATAAATTGCCAAAGTTCATTGCTACAGGCACAAAAGTGACCTTGAACGGTAACGATTTCTCCAGCTCGTGTGCGAGAGCAGAGCTGGTGATCAACGCCGCCGAGGTGACCACAACCGATTTCGGTTCAAATGGTTGGACTGAAGTTATTGGAGGTCTAAAATCAGGTCAGGTTTCACTTGACTTCCACAGCGACTACGGAGCAGGTGCTGTATCCCGTATTTTCCAGCCTCTAGTTGGAACAATCGGAACAGTAGTTCTAATCGCTGCTAACGGAACTGCTGCATCGCAGACCACCCCTGCATATACAGCAACCGTGCTAATCAACAGCTTCACCCCAGTTAGCGGTGCAGTTGGAGACCTAAGCACATTCTCAGTTACCTTCCCGACCACCGGAGAAGTTAGCTACGCAACTGCATAAGGAGCAAAATTGAAAATCAACCTACAAGTTACTTACGAGAATGGAACTAAGAAGCTCGTTGTTTGCAACGCAGCAGATTTAGTTGCTTTTGAAGATAAGTATGAAGTATCAATTTCAGCTATCGGAGCCGAGACCAAGTTGAGCCACTTGCTCTTCTTGGCTTGGCATTCCGAGAAGCGAACCGGCTCGACAAAAGACGACTTCGACAAGTGGCTGGAAACAGTTGCTTCGGTTGGAGATTCTGACAGCGACCCAAAATAAGGGGGCTGGGGGATTCCTCAGCTCACTGGTTTATCGCTGGTCTAGCCGTAGAAACTGGCATAGCACCAAGTGTTTTGATGCAAGAATCAGAACGCATGCTATGGACTATGCATAGATGGCTTGTAGCAAGAAACATGCCTAAGTCATAAGGAAGCCGCCCTTCGGGGCGGTTTTTCTTTTAGCGGTAAACTTGTAAGGATTGATTGGCGGTAATCTTGGCGAGTATTGATCCTAATTTTCAGGTAAGTAGTCAGTCTGGTGCATTCGGTTCGTCAAATACTGTCAGACTAGAACTCACAAACTACAGCGAAGTCCTGAAGGTTCTAAGGAATCTTGATAGCGACTACATAGCTACCATGCGTAAGGAATTCAAAAGCATCGGTAATGAGGCTGCCAAGAAGGTCAGAAGAGCCATCCCAGCCAAGGGCAATCCTCCACTTAGGAATATGAGGCAAGTTTGGTATGGTCGCCTGGCTTGGGGAACTACATTCGGTGGCGAAGGTAGAGAGGCACCTAGACCAGCAAAGTCCGTTTTGGTTCAGTTGCCAAACACTCGTAAGAAAAAGTATCGTGAACTTGAACGAGCTCCGATTGTGAGGCTACAGGTTGGCTCTCCTGGAACGGTGCTATTTGACATGGCTGGCAGAAGAAACTACAGCAAAGGCCGTAAAGGACTTACTCCAGAGTATGACTACATCTACAGAGTGAAGGGGCTTACGGTTCCAGGTAAGCGTAGGCACCGAGTAGTTCCAGGTGCATTCGCTAAAGCCTTGGCAAAGACAGGTTATGGTAGAGCATCTCGAATTGTTTACCCAGCAGTAGAGGATTCGATGCCTCAGATTACCTTCAAAATGAAAGCAGTTGTTTTCAAGGTAAATCAAAGAATTCAAGCATTGTTAGATGCAAAAACCAAAACCGATTGGAGAAGTAGCTAAATGGCAGGAAAGATAAATGTCCCCATTACTACGGCTATTCAGGGCATAGCTAACGCACAAAGACAGCTTTCAACCCTAGCCAATGGCATAAGCAAGGTAGGCAAGACTGCCGGATTAGCTGCTATTGGTTTCGCTACCTTTACTGCTGGCCTAAAGGGTGCTGACTTTGCTATGCAAGCTATTGCAGGTGCAAGAGACCTTGAGCGTAACATGCTTGGTTTGGCATCGGTCTTTGAAGAAGTCGAACCACAAATGCGAAACTTCTCTCGCAATGCTGAGGAAGTCGGTCTATCACTAAACGATGCATCCAAGGCTTCTATCTTTATTGGTTCGGTTCTAAAGCAATCTGGCTTTTCTATTCAAGAAACTGCTGATCTAACTGAGCGTCTGGTTCGGTTGGGAACTGACCTATCGCTGACCTATGGATATGATGTTCAAGAAGCCTTGATGGGTATGACTGCTCTCTTCCGTGGAGAGTATGACCCGATTGAAAAGTTCGGTGTTGCTTTGAAGCAATCCGAAGTCAATTCGGAACTCGCAGCTAGGAACCTAGACAACCTAACTGGTGCCGCTAGACGGTTTGCAGAACAGCAAATTCGTGTGGAATTGCTATTCCAAAGAGCACAAACAGCTCAGGGAGCCTTTGAACGAGGCACTGGAACTCTTGCAGTAGAGCAACTCAGACTTGCTGCGGTATTCAATAACATGCGGGATACCGTTGCAAGCAATCTCTTGCCAGCACTGGGGCTGTTGACGCAAACCACCAGAGAGGCCCTAGAGGCCGTAGAGCCCAAGATTGCAGAATCCTTCCGAGAGCTAGAACCGATTGTCTATGACCTTGGCTACATAATAATCCCCGTTCTCAGAGATTCTTTGATTGCAGTTCTTGATGCCTTCAATCAAGTTCTCAGGGTTGTTCAGTCACTATTTGATCCGACTACAGACCTTGGCAATGCCATTCTTAACTTAAATACTCAGTTAGGGTCTTTATTCAATACATTTGCTACATCAGGTGTTGTTCCTGAAACTGAGGAAGAATTCATATCCCTATCGGATGTTCTGGTATTTGTTATTCAGCTATTCGAGCGTATTGCCTACTGGATTGAAGTTATTACCGTTCGTAAGAGAATTCTTGAAGAACGCTTTGCTTCATTCTTCAATCTTGACTGGGATGAGTTTTTCAAAGACTGGGATGCCTATGGTGAAGCAGAGCTCAAGGCTATTGAGAATACGAAAAGGGCAACCGAAGAGCAGTATAAATATAACTATCAGCTAAATCAAACCAGTCTGTTCCTTCGCAAGATAAGCGTTGAAGCAGATAGGGGAGAAGCAAATAGATTCAATCGCCTGAGACCCCCAGAGATTCAAGTTCCTCTACCAGGTGGGTTAGAAGATGCTGCTAGCGGTAAAAAGGCAGCCAAGAACTACATCAAAGAATTTTTCGATGGCCTAAAAGAAGAAGTCCAAAAACAAACCGCTGCTGAGCAACTAAGACTTCGTGGTGCATCTGAAGGCTTGATTAGCTCCATCCTTGCTGGTGAGGGCTGGATGAAGGTCTGGCAGCAAATCAAGTCAGGCAAGACTGTTCTTGAAGATTTACAAAAGCAATTCAATAGGACAGCAGCAGGAGCTAAAGAGCTTGCAAATGCAGCCAAAGAATCGGCAGAAGCTATTGCTGAGTATGAAGAAAAAGTTGCCGAAATTAACAGGCGTTTGGCTGATGAGATTGAGCAAATCGCAGAAAAGGCAGTCGAAGCAAAGCTGGGCTTTGCCGATCTTCTTGAGGGCTTCTCAGTTCTTCCCACTATTGAGCGTCAAATGGGCAGATTTGAGCAAGAGTTTGTATCTCAGCTTGAATCAATCGAGAGTGCCCTCAAGTCAGCATTCCGTAATAAAGACATTTTGGAAGAGGGCTATAACAATCTTCGTGCCTTCGCACAAGCCGAGCTTGCACTTCTACAGCAGATTGGTCGTCAGCGTGACGAACTAGCTCAGCGATTTGACTTAGCCAAGGGTCTAATTGACAACTACAAGAGAGCTTTTACCGCAGCCCTCAATCTAACTCAATTATTCGGTCAGCTAAAGCAAGAAACCGAGACTCGCACCGTAACCTCCGTAAGCCGTGCCCTGATGCGTCTGGGAGGCTCTATGCGGGAGTTTGAGGTCACAATTTCGTCTACCTATGAAGAGACCATAGGTGGCATCCAAAACAAGACACAAGGCATCCTAGAGGGCTTTAGAGCTATGGCTGAGAAGGCTCGTGCCTTTGCCGAGAACCTACGCAAGCTTCGTGAGATGGGTCTTGACCCGATGCTATTCAACCAGTTGGTCGAGGCTGGTATTGAGGCTGGTGGAGAAACTGCCCAGGCTCTAGTAGATGGCGGTAGCGAAACCATCAATGAGCTAAACAGCATCTTCAAGGAGATTGATGCTGTCGGTGCATCTCTAGGTGAGGAAGTTGCTTCTTCGCTCTATGGCACTGGCATTGACATGGCTAACGGGCTACTTGAGGGTATTCGGTCAAAGCAAGCTGAGCTGGAGAACCAAGCTCGTATCATGGCTCAAGCCTTCAACGCTGCCTTCCAAGCATCGCTGAGCGTTCAGGTAGACATTGCTGCTAAGGCTGCTGCCGATGCTGCTAGGGCAACTGCTGCAAGCGAGATTGCTGCAATTCCAGTTCCAGAAGCCCTCAAAGAGCCACCAAAAATTGACGAGGCTGCCCTTGCCAGAATCCGTGAGCTTATTGCTCAAGCAAGTGCTTACATAGCCAATGTTGGAGATGCTACTAAGCGTGCAGGTGCCCTAGTCAAGCGTGACATCTACTCAAGCCTTGAGCAGGACATTTTGGCAGGTAGAACTATTGATCTATCTGGTATTCGGTCAGGTATGACTTCAGGAGAACTGGCTGCTGCTGCTATTGCTGCTGGCGGAACAACAGTAAACAATTACTACACGGTGCAGGTCACAGCAGATAGCAGAACTAGCGGTGCTAAGGCTGGTGAGGCAGTAGTAGAGACGCTTCAGAAGTTTGGGGCTGTAAATGGTAACTTCAATGTTCAGGTGGCTGTCTAATGGCAATGCCAATCGAGAAGGTTGAAGTAGGTTTTGACACTAGCTTCTCTGGAGCAGGAAACTTCTTTGTTCTTGACGATGCTACAAAGGGTCAGCTAGATAATACTTCCTACCCATTGGGCGGATTGACTTTTATTGATGTCACTGACAGGGTGAGAAACTTTAGCATCTCTAGGGGTCGCTCTAACCTATTCTCAGCCTTCCCAGCGGGTCAGCTAAATGTCGAGTTCAATAACCACGACAGGGCTTTCGATCCGCTATACGCTCAGTCGCCATTCGCCGGCAACATCGTGCCTAGGCGTGAAATCCGTGTATCAACAGACGATGTAGTTCAATATGTCGGCTGGATAGATGACTGGGGATTCAGCTATTTGCCCAACGGAGATTCGGTTGCAGAAGCTATCGCCTATGACGCTACAAGCATTATCTCTGGTCAGACCTTGGCTGCTGGAACACCCACTGCCCAGCTCACAGGTGCTCGTGTTTCTAACATCCTTGACCAAATCAACTGGTCGCCAGAGGAAAGAAACATAGAAGCAGGTGTAGCAACCCTAGGCACGGCAGTAATTGATGCCAATACAAATGCTATGAATTACCTACAGACCATTGCTCTATCTGAGCCAGGCTTGGTATTCGTAGACAAGATTGGTCGTCTAACTTTCCTAGATCGCACGCAAAGCCCTACCTCTACAGGCTTAGTGCAGTTCGGTGGAACAGGCATTCCATTCCAGTCGGTAGATGTCAGCTACGGATCTGACAACCTCTACAACGAAGTAGTCCTAGACCGAGTAGGCGGAGGAACGGCTACAGCTACCGATACTCAGAGTGTCGCCGATTACGGTCTTAGAACCCTAAGTCAGTCTGGCTTGTTACTAAACACTGACCTAGCCCTAGCAGAACTCGCCTTAGTGCTCGCCCAGCAATACTCACAGCCTGAATACAGATTCAGCAGCCTAGAGGTCGCTATTCACAAACTTGACCCCGCTGAGCAGGAAGATGTGCTGGGCTTAGAGCTCGGTTCGATAGCAAAGATAGTTTTCACCCCTAACGGCATAGGAGACGCAATCCAGCGTTTCGTGCAGGTAATCTCAATAAATCACACGGTAAACCCACAAAACCACTTTGTAGAGTTTGGCTTCCAGTCACTTGACGCTGCCTATCTAGTCCTAGATGATGCAGAGTTTGGTAAGCTAGACCTATACAGTTTGAGCTGGTAAGGAAATCATGGCAGGTCTCGGCTATAAAGTATTCACAGCGGGCGAAGTTCTAACCGCCGCTAATGTCAACGGCTATTTGATGGAGCAGTCTGTCATGGTCTTTGCTGGCACTGCTGCCAGAGGATCAGCCCTAGGAACTGCTGTAGCAGAGGGCATGGTTAGCTACCAGACTGATTCAAACACTGTGACTGTTTATGACGGTTCCGCTTGGCAAACTGTCTATCCTGTCAGCTCGATTGCTGGATCTTCTGTAGCATTCGGTGGAACATCAATTACAGCCTCAATGACCGCCACCTCAGCTCTTGAGAACGGCACTATCTATGTCTCTGGAACTGCTGCTGTAACAGTCACAATCCCAGATGTTCTACAAACCTGGGACACGATCACAGT